TAGTCCATTCGCGGTTGGGATAATCATCGCAAAAGCTTGCAAAAGCGAGCGGCGCACCGCTGTCTTTGCTATCCTTATTCGAGTGTACGAAGACATTGTAGTCTTCCATATCCTCAACATCGTCGGCCGTGGCATCCTCGTCAAAGACATCATTGACGCTTTCCGCAATCAACTCTTTCATTTTCTCAAATGCCTCATCGAAACTGTCGTAGAAGCCCGTAAGCTCGATGCTTTCGTATTCCTCATAAGAGAGAAGGAAGAAAGGCTTGTCAGTCGTGACCTCAAAAACAGCCCATTCGACGCTTTCTTCGTCGTCTCCTTTCCAGAAGTCATAGGTAGCATGTACTCTGGGCTCGCTGTTGTCAGCAGGGCAGTTTTCATCGAAATCGAAAGAGAATCTGTAGCGCTCCTCATTCTCGTGCGTGATATCGGCACCGGTAAGACCTGTATGGTAGTTCTTGTTGATGCGCTGCGCTATGCTCTCCCTTACTGCTGCGGCCGCCTCTTCCAGCGTGTCCTTTTTGCAGATGAGGTTCGTGCAATCATAATGTTCACTCTTAATTACGATAAACATATCACATTCTCCTTTTAGCCTTTGTTGATGATGGCGTCGATAGCTGCAGAAATAGCTTCATTCTCTGCCAGAATCATTCTGCCCTGCAGATTGTTCCAATCGATGTGCTCCTTGACCTTGCGGACAAATTCTTCGTATGTTCCATTTTCGGTCATCCGCTTGATTTCCTCGTCATAAGCACCGCTCTCTTCAAGGACATACTTGATGTCGTCTTCGGGATTGACTTCTACGATAGGATAATCTGTACCGAAGTCATCGCTGTCGACATCGTTCAGATTCGTGATGAACCAGACATCCATAAAATCCGGTCCACAGATGCATTTGGAGTTAGTGCCTTCTTGGACGTCAATGGAATCTTCGTTATAATCACTGTAATGATTAACAATGGCATCCTCCACGGCATCGTCGCGTTCCTTGATAGCAGCTTTCAATGTCTGAAGCAGCTTGCTGCTAACGACACAGGAAGCGGATTCATTGGACGTATAAACGTTTTGCAGTAAAAACATATTTCTTACTCCTTATTCTGTGATTTGTAGTTGGTTATTTGACCAGAAGGTCAATTACGATGTAGTTTTCTGGATGTAATTAACATTCATTACTTTCCAGTGTCGTGGGATATCCGTACAACTCTTGATATTATCACCATCACAATCTTTGATTTTCACAAAAAAAGGCATCACTACAGAAAGTAGCGATGTCTTGATTTTGAATTTGCTTTTTTGCTTTTTATTTTTCGGATAAATCCAGTATACTTACTTTGCAGCAAAAAGCAATAAAAGGAGCCTGCTAAAACAGCAGACCCTTTTTGTGTTAATTTGGTTTGACGGTAAAAATGCAGTCGCTATACCGGCTTATCATTGCTTCTTCGGCAATTGCAACGGTTTCGTATACGTTTGTGTAGTATAATTCTGTACGGAATAATTCTTGACAGAATTATTATTGTGGTTTATGCTATAGGTAGAAAAAGATGTAGGAGGGAGCTAGTATGCCATTTGTCGATAGAGAAATAGAGATGTCTGCGTTGGAAGCCGCCTATAAAAATCCTGTTGCTTCTCTTTTTGTGGTGTATGGTCGCCGCAGAGTCGGAAAGACCACTTTGCTCGCAGAGTTTTGCAAAGGCAAACGTGCATTGTACTATTTGGCCACTGAGGAAAGCATACAAGCAAACTGTGCGGCTTTTCGTGAGATGGCTGCAGACTTTCTTCAAGACGAACTTTTGCGCAGCGCAGCAAATGTCGGCTGGGAAATGATTTTCAAAACATTGCTTGCACAGCCGAGTGAGGAAAAGCTGGTAATCATCATTGATGAATTTCAATATCTTGGCAAAGCCGACAAAGCGTTTCCGTCTGTATTTCAGAAAATTTGGGATACACAACTGAAGAACGAGAATGTGGAATTGGTTCTCTGCGGGTCACTGGTTCACATGATGATGGAGCAGACCCTATCCTATTCCAGCCCTTTATACGGGCGCAGAACCGGACAGATTAAGCTGAAACAAATTCCATATGCCTATTACAACCAATTTTTCCCGGCGATGTCTGAGCAAGAGCGCATTTTGTACTATGCCGTCACTGGTGGCGTGCCTAAATATATAGAGCTGTTTCATCAGGGCAATGGAATTTATGATGACATTCTCCAAAATGTTTTCACCCCGCAAAGTTTCCTGTACGAAGAACCAGAGTTCTTGCTTCGGCATGAAGTAAGTGATATTGGAAGCTATTTCTCTATCATCCGTTCTGTAGCAGCAGGAAACTGTCGTCTGTCAGATATCGCGGCCTCGCTATCCATTCCGGTAACGAGTTTACCGAAATCATTAAAGACCTTATGCGATTTAGACATTTTGGAGCGTGAGGTTCCCCCAACTGAAAAGAATGTCGAAACAAGCAAAAAGGGACAGTATCGTATCC